TACCCGCTGGGCCTCGTAGCGTTCCTCGCCGCGCAGGGGTTCCAGCGACGCCCAGGTCGAGTCGTACAGCACCCACTCGTTGACGGTATCGCCGACCTCATCCGTGCGCTGCACGGACTCCTCGAACGTGACGCGGCGGTTTTTCGGCCCGATCAGCACGCGCCGAACCAGTCGATCTGATACGGACGGGCCAGCGCCTCATCGACGCCGACCCACTGCTTCACGTCCTGCTCGCCGCGACCTTCGTACAGGCTGGCGATCCGGAAGCGCATCGCGTCGCGGAGCTGGGCGGGGATTTCGCTGGCGACGCCATAGCCCACCGTGCAGCGCACCTTGACGGCGCCGAGCACGTCGCGGGTATCCGGCCAGTCGAGGCCATAGCCAGGGGCGATCACGCCGTGATGGTCGTCGCTCAGGTCTTGCTGAAACGCGGTGCCGGCCGGCGAGGCATCCGGGCCGGTGAGGGTCTGCAGTGCGCCGTTCGTGTCGATGTAGGCGATCGACGTGACGGACAGGGTGCGACCGAGCGGCAGCACGATCTCGCGCCGCGGCTTGAGCTTTGACGCAGGCGGGAATCGGTCCAGCACCACGTCGACGGTGCGCGAGATCAGCGCCCGGCGGGTGAACGATTCGCACCAGTCGCGCGCGCCGGCAATCAGCGCGGTGAGGGTGGCGTCTTCATCGGTGCCATCGATGCGCAGATAGGTGCGCATTTCGTCGACGGTCAAGGGTTCCGCGCTGGGCGCAGTGATGACGGTGATTCGCATGGCCGCAGGCTATGCAGCCAGCGCCGGACAGGCACGCCACAGCGCAGTCAGTCGTCGAGCAATTGCCCGATGGAGCGGCGCGGGAAGGCCTCGATGGCGCTGCCGGGAGAGCAGTTCAGCACCTCCACTCCGAGCGCCTGCAGGTCGGCGATGGCGGTCTGGTAAGCCGCTGCGAAAGCCGTATAGGGTGACGTGGTACGCAGAGGCGGCGGGTGATCACCGAACCAGTGCCGCTTGCCACCGTTGGCGTGGCAGTCATAACCGATCAGCAGAACACGCTTCGCGCCCAGGTGCGCGGCGATGTTCAGGAGCTGGAACCCGGAATGCCCACCTTCCCGTCCAGTGTGGATCCGGCCACCGTCGCGGGACATGCCGACCGATGGCAGGGCTGGAACGTGCCACAGACCCCATTTGGCACAGGTCAGTTGATCCTGGCACCAGAGCAGCGACATGTGCGTGTCCCGAACCTGCTCGATATGCGCCTCCCACCACTCCGGGTCAGCCGCATAGAGGCCATCGATCCACGGCGCAATCCGATAGGCGTCGTTACAGCCCAGCACGCGGGCTCGGCCCTCCATCCATGCGCGGTGGGCCGTGTTGATCTGGCCACGAGTCAGGCTCGGGCCGTTGGCGATCAGGATGATCGTGGAATCAGGGAATGCGCGGGGAATGGGCGCCCGAACCGCGACGCGCTCTTGCGATGGCCGGTGGCGGTGCGGTTTGAGAGCTGGGTGCAAGGATCAGCCGCGCTTCTTCCGGGCCGGCTTTGCAGCCTCGCCGGTCTCTGGCGCGGAGACAGTCGCGGTCTCGTAGCCGGTGTCCTTGATGGGCTCGGCCTGGCCGCTCTCGATCAGCCGCAGGGCGCTGTCGTTGTCGAACTCAACGACATCGCCAACCGTGGCAGACCATCCCTGGCCGGCGATCGGTGTCAGCATTCGTACTTTCATTTGATCACCACGAAAAAGGCGGGCCGATAACGAACCGGCCCGCCAACATTATCGCAACAACATGAGCAAGGCACGAAATCAGGCGAGACGCAGATACTTGATCGGGTTGGTGCCCGCGTCGAGCAGCTTGCTGTCCGTCCGCATGAACATGTTGAAGCCCACCTGGCGGTTCGCTGCGTACAGTTCGCGGAGCACCACGAGCTGATAGCCGAGAACGTCGCGGATCTGGAACTTCGACAGATCACCGTATGCCATCACGCGCTGGGCAGTGGTCAGCGCCGAAGACATGGACTGGTCGATGATGAACTGATCACCGTCGATGGTGGCCGGCACCTTGTCGGCAACAGACGGCTGCCAGAGCGGGCGGCCATCACTGCCGACCAGCGCCTTGACCGCACGCAGCACCGTGTCGTGCATCGCCCACTTGGCGCTCATCCGGTACGCCGGATCGACCGAGTGCTTCAGGTCGAGCATTTCCTGGTAGGTGAATGCCGTCGCGGAAGCAGCGGTCTTGCCGAGCGTGGCAGCGGTGACGAAGCCCTGCGGCTGGCTGGAGCCGGTACCGGTGGCGTAGTAGGCAGCGGTACCACGGCCGAGGCGCTCACCGAGCAACCGGCCGAGCAGCGCACCGACATCGACGCCGGAGTCCTGCAGCAGTTCCAGCGACACGCGCACGATCTTCGAGCTGAAGGTGTACGCGCCGTAGGTGACGACGCCGAAAGCGACATCCTGCTCGGTGTCGCCCGCGTTTTCAGCGACCAGCACGCCCGAGTTGGTGGTGTCGTTCACGGTCGGCCACGGCAGCGAGCGGCCGTCGCTGGACGTGATGACCGTGGCAGCGTTGCGGATACCGCTAAACTGTTTCAGAGCCACATCGATGGTGTTGGCGAAGTCCTGCGGGACCGCGTAACCACCAGCGGACGGCGTGCCGATCGACTGGGCGCGGATTTCGTCGCTGTCGGAGTAACGCGACTGCATCAGCGCCTGGTGTTCCGGTTTCAGGACGCCAAGACCGCGGCGCAGGAACGCATCGAACACAGCACCCAGCTCGGCAGGCTCGGACGGCCGACCGGTGCGGGTGTAGTCGGTGCGCACTTCCTTGCCGCAGAAGGTGACCACGGAGCCACGCTGCTCGGACTCGGCACGGCGATCTTCGCGACCCAGCTCAACCGGGTTGCCGTTCTCGTCGCGGATGAACTGGCGGACGATCTGTTCCTCACCGGCCAGCTTCGACTCTGCGAACTTGGCGCGGTCCAGCTCGCGCTCGAGCTTCTCGTGCTCGTTGCGCAGGTTGGTCCAGGTTTGCTCGTCTTCAGCGGTGAAGCCGCGATTCTCGGCCTTCGCCTTCGCATCCAGCTCGCGCATCTGCGTGGCAACACGCGCGAGGTTGTCCTTGATTACCTTCGTGGTCATGGTCATAAATCCTTTTGAAAGTTGAACCTGGTTTCTTGCCACGCATCGCCGGGAGCAAGCCCGGTGCAGCGCCGCCTGTAGTAACTACCGGCCGATAGCCGGTGCTCGCTACGCAGTCAGTCGTCTCAGTTCCAATGCCCGCAGCTCGGCCACTCGCCGCTGCGATTCCGCCCGCAAGTCACGGCCCTGCAGGTACTCGGCAAGGGTCCGTTTCGCGCTGTCGGTGTCGGGATATGCCGGGAACGTGACGGGCGATACGTCGAACAGCCGCGAAACGCGGGTGATCGTGCGAATCAGCACGCCATCCTCGGATTCGTCCCACTTGTCGCCACCACGGGCAACCCGGAAGCCGAACGAGCTTTCGCGCACGTCGCCGCGCTCAAGGCTCACCAGCAGATCCCGGCCGTACTGGGTGTCAGGCGGGTCGATCTCGTAGGTCAGACCGGCTGCATCCACGCCAATGCGGAGCGTGCCGGCACTCGACCGGCCGAGGATCAACGAGCCGTCATGGTTGAACAGGGCGCGCACGTCATCACCCAGCACATCGTCGAATGCGCCCGGCGCGATAACTTCGCGGAACCCACCGAGGTTTTCCGACAGCTTGTCGAATACCGCAGCATGGCCACGGATCAGCGGTGCCTGGCTTTCGCCGCGGCGCTCGACCGCCAGCGTGCCGGCGTAGTGGCGAACCTCTCTCAACATCTGCAGATCCTCAGCAGTTCTGCCGGGCCGGTAGCGGCCCAGCGACTCAGAGTTGTTTCTAAGGGATCACCGGACATGAGGTCACGCCACCGCGCGCTCGCGATCTCTGCGGCCCGTCCCGGTGACACGCCCAGTGCGTTTCTGAGGTGGTCGCGGTAGTCGGCTTGGTAGTAGGAGGCCTCTGCAGCCGCAATCGCCGTCTGGTCGTCCATGTGGTTGAGGCGCAGTGCACGCAGCCGCTTGGCCTCGCCCGTCAAGACCCGCCCCGCAGCAGCGATCGCGATACTGCGTGCCTGGTCGGTGTCGTCGTCCTTCGGTTCATCGCCCGCGGTGTCCTTCGGCTTTTCTTCTTCCGGGTCTTCGGGTGCCTGGGCAACTGCCACCGGCATCAGCGGCTCATCGAGCCCTTCCAACGGGTCCATATCCTCAAGCTCGCGGGCC